CATATTATAATATTGTATCGCTATTCTTGGTGCTGGTACGTTTTCTACTTCTCCATTTTCTACCATTTGCAAATATTGTGTATAACTATTAACAGCTTCCTCTTCAAAATATGCTATCATTCTGTGTGCAGTTCTATGACTAATAATATAGACAAAGAAATAAAAAATCATAAAAATAAATTGTGCTAAAAGTACTAATGCTCTTTCAAACCAATTTGGTTTTGTTAATTGTATAAAGAACATTAAATGCATTCGTTCATTTTCTGCTTCAGCTAGCATTTCACGAATATCTGGACCATAACCCATTTTCATTTTTCTTAAACTTTTAAAATGCAACCACATACCAGCAACCATACCAGGTACTCCTGCTATAGTTTCCAATACTACTGCTCTATGTCCATATCGTTTTGCAAAAAAAGTATCTGCAATCAAACGAAAAAACTTGGTCATAGACCTTGCAAATAAATCACTCATTTTGTTTTTATATTATCACGTAATCGTGGTGGCATACCACTTTTAATTCTATCTTGAACCTCTTTCCAGCCATCACCTGCTTTACTTAATATTGATTTGCCACCATCGTAATCAATACTTGGTGCAGATAAGTAAACTCTTTTAAGTTGTGGATTGTCTTTTAAAAATTGATCGTATTCAGATATTTTTAAGATGTGCTCTTCAACTTCACCTGTTTCTTTATTTTCGAAATCATAACTTGGCATTATAATAATTCCTCTAATCTTTTCATAGTTGATGGTATATCACAACATAAGTAATCGAAAATATACCATGTTAAAAATTTTCTACTGGTTGAAACATTAAACCAAGATGTGCTATCAACATATTCATTTAGTCTTGTTAATATCCTAAGATCTTTTGTAATCCAATGATAATCAGGATAGCCATACGAAATAATTGGAATATCATGCATCATACATTCTATTCCTGCAGTGCTATTCTCTGTTATAGCTACTTTTGTATATGGTAATATACTATGAATTGATTCATAACCACTAAATACTTGGTGACCTGCTTCTTCCCATCTTTCTATACTTTTATTTATATCTCTTATACGATGCGACGCTTTACGTATTCTTGGATGTAATTTAATAACAAGATTATTACGATCATTTAATTTCTGAATGATTTGACACATCTTATCCCAATGATTTCCAAATCCGAATCCCATAACAGTTTCATCTTCTGGCATTTGACCTATGATTAATATATGATCTTTCTTTACATTTTCTGCGTCAGGCCATTTAAGCATTATGGAGTCATCCCACTTATTGGCTCTTCTTTTGACCATGTCTTCAATTTCATTCCATTCTTCTGGTTTTACTTTTCTCCAATCATAAAAAGGTTCATAAAATGTTATTTCAGAACTATTTGCGTATCCTCTTTTACATATTTGAAAATGTTTACTTGTTGGAGCTGTTGGTTTAAAAATGATAGAATTCTCTGGCATATCAGGTTCTAAATCTCTTGCAGTATGATTATACACATATAGATCAGCTTCTTCTGTTTCTGATTCTGTATATCCCATCATATCTAGAGAATGTCTTATGCAATCTGCAGCATAAGCAAAGTTTCCTTTAAATGTAAATCTATGTTCTAAAAGTTTATAACTAGGCATATGTAAACCACTCCGGTACATTACGTTTTGTCCAATTCATTTTGAATCTGTGTTGTTTTGTTTGATAGAATGCTCGATAAGATTGTACTGCGTCTTCGAAGATACATTCAGGATTACTTTTCATTGCTAATCTAAATGGTGTTAAACCTCCATTAGGTATATTATTAGGATGTGTTGCTAATATTTTACCTAGTTTGGTATATGTTAAATGTTCTTTACCAGTGCGATATTCCTTTTCTTTACATAGCGCAATAAAATGTTCGTAGTGCCATTGATAATTAGCACTTGTTTCTCTTGACCATATAGTACAAGGATGATTAAAATGACATGCTTTATAGAGTATATCTTCTCTATGGTCATTAAGTTTCCAGTATTGAACTCTTACTTTACCCGACTTTGATAATCTTCTTTCCATTTTACCATCGAGCATACGGTGAACTGTTGAGAGCATTTGACCTGACTCAACAATCATTTTATTAACGTGAACATCGCATTGCATTTGCGCTGCTTTCACTGGATCATTATCTAATATAAACAAATTCATAATATAATCGAGAGGCCTTTCGGCCTCTCGGCCTGTTCCTCCTAAACTGCTTTTAAATCATTCAACATATGAGACATGTTATCAATCTTTTTACCCATCTTATAAGCTAATACATGCTTCCCTTTTTTAATTAATCTTTTTTGATAATATTGTGCTTCAGAAATATCTTTCTTCAGTTTTTCAATTTGAATAAAACTCATAGGCATTCTCCAAATTTTGTTAATTAATTTTATTATCATAATATAAGGTAGATTATTAATCACCTCCTTTATTTTTTAATCAAATTAGGAAAGGTATCTTGAACTAATTTTTTCGTAATACCTTTATATTTTAGCGACTTATCTTTCGCCGCTATAAGTAATTCTGCTTCGTCTCCATGTAGTGATTCTAATAAGCTTAAAAACATTCCTTCTCTTCTAAGAGCTGGTGTATCATTTGCTACCGGACCTTTAAAGAAATATTTAAATCTTCTATGTCCTCTATGTAAATTAAGATACTCATGACCTGCGGGTGCATCATCTTTACGATATGTTGGTGCGCCACTTGGTAATACAGATATTACATCATCGTCAAATGCGACTCTGAAAACATCTAGTAATGCAGGTGATCTATTCTTTTGTAAGAACGCAACACGTTCTGGTTTGGTTTTAAGTTTAGAAGCTTCTGATAAAACTTCTGATATTAATTTTTTAGCCATTGTAAAATTCCTCCACGACTTCAATCAAGTTATTACATCTTTTCTTTATTAAATAATTTAATACTCTCATATTTGGCGTTTTTGTTTGCCCGTTAAAATTATTTATAATACTTTGCTCTACATCTTCTGGAATATCAGTTAAATCAATAAGTTTTTTATTTCTTTGATAATTCCTATAGATGTCATCATCCATTACTTCTCTTAAGTTATCAGAGTTTTCGAGCCATTCATCAATACGTTTCTGGCGTAATGGAGTTTGTTGATTTTCAGATACAAATGTATCGTCAGCTGAGAGAACATTAGGTATACCATCACCACTATCTCCTCTCATTATATGATTAAATAAGTATGTTCTTGGATTGTCATCGGTTACAAGTTTCTTTTGTATTGGACTGAATTGTTTTACGTTTTTAAATTTTTGTAATTGTATAAAGTCTTTGTCTGAAGATACAATCATGACTGGTTCATCCATACCAAACTCTTGCGTTTGTAAAGTAAGTGTACCAATAATATCATCAGCTTCTACACCTTCCATGTGAATCACTTTATATGGAAGATAATCTCGTATCTCATCTCTTACTGTATGTAATATTCTAAATATTTCTGTCCAGTCTTGACTTGATTCATCACGATTTTTTCTTCTATGCGCTTTATACTCTGGAAAGAATTCTTTTCTCCATGTATTCATACCATCAGCACATATAACCATTTGGCCATATTCATCACGATATCTTTTGTTGTACATACGTATACTATTCAGTATCATATGTCTTATCATATCTTCATCATTTAATTTTTGTACAATAATATTACTAATAGCAATCTGGCTATAATCAATCAGTATCATCTGGATTCTCCGGTTCAAATTCTGGGCTAAATATTATATCAAACTCATCTTGTAAATCTTGTCTAGCCTTTTCGTTTTGACCATCAATTAATTTAATTTTTGTATAGACTCGATCCATTTCTCTATGTAGAGCATGTGGCATACCATAGTATCTGTTAAACATTGCATTTAACATATTTACAACTACGAACATGTCGCGAGATTCTTGTATTGTTTCATCTCTGAAATTCATATCCATAAACTCTTGAGATGCTTCTCCGCTGTGAATGAATTCTTCGAGTACTTCAAGTAAAAAATGAGCTGTAGATACGCATTCGTCGCTTTGTTTATTTAAAACTTCAGTTTCTTGATCGTATTCTTTCCACATTTCCTTCTTTTTTAGCTCGTCCCGTGAAGGAAATTTAAGTATTTTAGCCATATAGTTATATATTATACCATACTTTTAGTCATTTGTAAACAAGTTTTTTAAACTTTTTGCACCTATTCTACAATTAATTATACCATTATAATATTCATCAGATAGTAATACTTCTCTATCAAATTGTTCTTTTGTTTCCATATAAGCGCATTCGCCTTTTGTTTTACAAAGATGTAGTATTTCTCTATGGTAAAAGTCTTCGCCGTGTTGTTCTAATTCTTCGTTTAAATATTTATTAGAACCGTAATAGTTTCTCCAATCTGATTCAACTTTTAATTTTTTACGTCTTTTGCGAGTCTTTGTTATAGGTAATGTTTTTGATTTCCAAAAGAATTTTTTACCAACGTATTTTCTATTAGTTCCTCTGTGAGTTATAAGATATACAAATCCATACCAGTCATCTGGTGTGAAATCTTCTGGTGGTTCAAAAGGTCTTCCTTTATATATCCAATCATTCATCAAAATCTAATTCGTCAATATCATCATCTGTTGGTTCTCCACAATGTGGGCAGAAGTTAATTTTGACATCTCTTTCGTCTGGTTTTATTACAATACGATTATAACAATATTCGCATTCTAAAATCATGATACTCTTGAGTTAATTTCGTACCGTTGTAATGCGTCATAACCACCAATCTTTTCTCCATCTACGATGATTTGTGGAAATGTTCTTGCGCCTGGGAATGTTGAGAGCATTTCATCTCTATCAAAATCGGTTCCTAGTTGCTTATATTCATATTCAAATCCTTTTTGTTCACATAATTGCTTTGCCATATCGCAATATGGACATTGTGTTTTTCCATAAATTACTATCATTTCATTGTCTCCTCAATAAACTTTCCTATAGTATCTATATCGTTATCAGATAGCATTGCAGCTTGTCCCCACATAGTAGAACTCATAGATCCTACAGTTTCACGATTCTGGTATTGATATAATCTTTGAACAATGTATTCTGCATCTCTGCCCGCGAGTTTAGGAAAGACTCCCACACCTTGTCCTTGTTGTCCGTGACAAGCGGCGCAACCTGCCCAAAGTCCTTTAACTGAACTAAATGGATCTCCCGCTGCCACTTGTTGTTTCTTTCTTTCAATCTCAGCAGGCGTGCCATTAATTCTAACATATTCTTCATAACATTCTCCTGTACATGAGTGATTACGTGATGACCCAGTGTATTGCATATCTGGATAGATCGTAACCCCTACGAAACCTGCTATACTTGCAGTCCCTAATAAAGCCATAAATAATTCTCTCATATTTCTCCTATATTAATCCGTCCATAATCCAATTGTCCAAAAAGATAATAACATAAATCCAAATACTGCTAGTTGTACTACTGTCATTATAACCACTTGTTTCATTGGATGAACGTCTGCAATTTTCTCTACCACTGATTCATTTGGCGATAGATTAACTGCTTGTAATATTTTTTTATCATCCATTATAGACTAAGTCCTTTTAATGTATCCTCAGATACGTCTTGTTTTACACCACCAACTACATAACTACTTATCTCAGTTTCTTGTGGCGCAACTTGAACATTTCCTCCAGATATCCACTTTTCCGTCCAAGGCAGTGGATTCATCTGAGGAACTGTGTAAGGACATGGAAGACCAATTGCTCTCATTCGTTTACAACCAATCCATTCTACATAATCCTTTAATATTGTTTCATTTAAACCAATCATTGAACCATCTCTAAAGAGATATTCAGCCCAGGCTTTTTCTTGTTCAATAACATTTGTAAATAATTTAACGGCTTCTTCTTCTTGTTCTTTTGCAATTTTAGCCATTTGAGGATCTTCTTCTATAAGTCTTTTTAACATGACTGTCGTACCAGCTAAATGTGTATTCTCATCTCTTGCAATAAACTTAATTATCTTTGCATTACCTTCCATCTTTTTCAATTCGGCAAACGCCCAGCTGCAGGCGAAAGATACGTAAAAACGTATACCTTCCAGAGCGTTCGCACTTAACAAACACATATATAAAGATCTTTTGTGTTCTTTTTTATTTGTTGCTGAGTTATTATTGTTAATTAAATCATCATAGTAATATGCAATATCATTACCACATTCTAATATTTCTTTTACGTCTAAGAGTTCATCAAAGACTTTACTAGGATCAGGATAAATATTACGTATAATATGAGTATAAGACCGAGAATGAATTGTCTCGAAAAAAGACCAGGTCTCAATCCAGTTCTCAATTTCGGGTAACGAACATATAGGTAAGAAAGCAATGTTGGGAGCCCGACCTTGAACAGAGTCCAGTAATATTTGCCTTTTGAGATTAGACGTGAAGATGTGTTGTTCGTGCGGAGTGAGCTCATAAAAATCCTTTTTATCTTTAGACACATCAACTTCTTCAGGTCTCCAAAAGAAACCTAATTGTTTATCTGTAATCTTTTCTAATTGAGGGTATTTGACTTGATCGTACCTTGCGATGTCTACACTCTCATCAAAAAACATGTTACGTTCTAAATGTGATTTTTTATTTTTCTTGAGTATTCCCACTCGTATATTCCTCTAACTTTTTAAGTTCTCTATTTACTATTTTTTCGATGTCTTCCACGTCAGGAAGCATGCACCAATCTTCTTCAGATTTTGCAGCTGTCGCAGTCTTCGTCGTCTTCGATTTGTGTTGTTGTTCCGCTGTCATAAGTGTGATGTTCATCCTCCTTTAATTCACCTGCACCATCAAAGGTATTAAAATAATATAGTTGTTTTAAACCATACTTATATGCTGTCACCAAATCTCTTATCATAACAGACATAGGCACCTTGTTATCTTCAAAGTGTTCTGGATTATAAGATGTGTTTACGGATATTCCTTGGTCGATATATTTTTGTAATATCCCGCATATAGCTAAATATCCTTCTGGTGACTCTTGATCCCAAAGTAAATCGTATTTATTTTTAAGATGATGATAACCTGGTACAACCTGTGCCATCACTCCATCTTTACTCTGTTTGTACGATACCAAAGCTCTTGGTGGTTCTATACCATTCGTACTGTTACTAATTTGGGCGCTTGTTTCAGCAGGCATCAATGCCATGAGCGTAGAGTTTCGAATGCCAGTATCTCTGAGTTGTTTACGCAACGCTTTCCACGGTAAACGTTCTCTATTCGCTACTAATGTATCTATCGCCTCTTTATAAGTATCGATAGGAAGTATTCCTTTAGAATATTTCGTATCAGTATTATATATCAATTTTCCTTTTTCAACAGCAAGGTCTGCAGAACTTTTTATTAAATAATATGACCAAGCTTCAGCATATTCATCAACAATCTTATATGCTGATTCATCGTATTTTAAACCTCTTTTTGCAAGGAAATATGCTAGGTTTATAATCCCAATACCAAGTGGACGCCTTCCCATTGTACCACGTTCTGCAGCTGCTACAGGATAGCCTTGGTAATCAAGAAGCTCGTCAAGAGCACGAACAGCAAGATCACAATATTTTTCAAATTCAACCGGTTCATTTATAAGTCCCCAATTAATTGCTGATAAAGTACAAAGAGAAATTTCTCCTTCAGCATCATCGTAACTATTTAATGGTTTAGTTGGTAAATCGATTTCACAACAAAGATTACTCATACGTATTGGAGCGACTTCAGGATCGAATGAACCATGATCATTTGCATGGTCTACATTCATTACATATATTCTACCAGTATCTTTTCTTTCAGTTAAAAACTGTGAAAATACTTCAACTGCTGGTAAAGACTTTTTACGTATTGATGTTGCTCTTTCGTATTTTTCATAAAGTTCTTTAAACTTATCTTGATCAGCAAAGAAAGCTTCATATAATCCTGGCGTATCATTAGGATCGAAGAAAGTAATATTTCCACCAGTTAAAAGTCTTTCATACATTAGTTTATTAAACTGAAATGCATAGTCCATATGACGAACTCTTGTTTCTTCAGTACCTTTATTATTTTTAAGTACTACAAGGTCCTCAAATTCAAAGTGCCAGACCGGTAAATATACAGTCGCGGCTCCTCCACGTACACCTCCCTGAGAACAGCTCTTTACAGCACTTTGAAAATATTTGAGGAATGGTATTAAACCTGTATGTACAACTGAGCCATCTCCTATTTTTGCTCCTAAAGCTCGTATTGAACCTGCACC